CCATTCTACAGTGAAGTCAAATATAACGCACGATTACTGTTACGATATACGCAAAGTTTTTTATCAAATGTTAATTCACAAACAGCCATTGATGCATCTTGATATTCTTCAAGAGGCGAGTCAGAATGCAATACTAATTCAGAATCATTCTTTGTTTCACATTTGTAGTTGAATAACTTATCCCAGTTTTCTGTTAGCTCTTGAGTGATAACTCCATTGTGAACAATAGAGTGTTTCTCATTTGCTATCGGCTGATTATACAGTAAATCGCTAGTAGAATATCTACAGTGACCAATAAGGTAAAGATTACCGTCATCATTAATCATCTCCTCTAAATCATCTAAGTGAACAAATCTATCAGCAGGAACTGGCTCTTTGAATGTTAGAACCTTACCATTATAAATGACAGACATACCTGTTGCATGCATTCCACGAATCTTTGACTCAAGAAATACTTTACGAATAGATTCAAAATCTTTTGATGTGGGATTTTGAATCAAAGCGCCAATTACTGAGCACACTAAAAGAAATCCAAGACATTTACATTTTCACTTTTAGATACTTTGGCTGCTTCTTCTGGAAATCCATTATTGCTTAGATAATCTGACCATTCTTTAGTTTCCCACATTCCAGCAGAAACTCCATTCCAACCTTCATGCCATTTATCATGACTGTTATTGTCTTTTCTTGTATAGACAAATTTTCTACGAAGATCTTCTTGTTCAACAGAAGAACAATCTAGCATAGATGTTCTGAAATACATCACGACAGAAATTCTTTCGAATCCTTCATCAGAGGAAATCAGAGGAACATTGCCATGGATCTGATGAGCATCCATAAGCAATAGATCTCCGGGCTTCACATCTACGCAGACTTTATATTCCGGCATGCAGAGATACATACCATCAAAATTCTTTCCGTCGCTCAATACTGTAAGATTGCTAAATCCTGCTGGAGAATTAATTCGTTTTGTTTCACATAAATCTCCAGCATCTCTATGACAAGCTGTTCTGAAATCTTTATTGATCGTTATGGTTGTGTAGACAGAATTACCAATACGCCAGCCAGGATCTTTCAATTTCTTTACACATTCATTCTGTCCATTCCATCTAATTGGAAAATTATCTTTAAAGACATTAGATGCTGCTTCGAATAGAGGATATCCTTTCTTGAAAAGATCTGCATATGCAGAACTCCAAGAAGTTTCTCTGCAGAAAGGAATACGAGGATAGCGATCAAAATATCCAGCAGTTCCTGAATAGACAGAATTACCGTAAGATGTGTCTGATATCAACTTGCGAACTTCTATTGCTGCTTTCTTTCTATCTTCTCTTGACGATTGTCTGATGGAATTCATCCATTCTGTAAAATCAAACTCTATTGTTTTCTTTACAATCCAAATAGATCCACCTTTAATACTACCTCCTCCAGTGGCTCCACGACCTTCTAATGGATCATTAGATGTCTCGCGTAGGATATCTTCTAGCTGATCAGCACCAGATGCGGATATTGGAGATCCTGCTAAAAAGTAATTGATGATTGCTTTTTCTCGCTTTGTCACCCATCTACGTCTACCATATCCACTTTCAGTTGGCATTATTTGAAATTCGTCACGATGCGTTCCGGCTGCAAGACCACGATTGTCCGATTGACTAGCACCTTCGCGCAATCCGATATATGCTGAATCTGTGATGCTCTTAGGAAATACATTCTTACGAAACTTCAATAGACAATTATTTTCGTGCGGACTTTCGCCAGGACCCAACGGCTTATAGACATCACAATCTTCGTTTACAATATAATTGTATGCGTCGTGCTCTAAAAATTTACCTAATAGATGCTCACAGTCAATCTGTTCACTTAATACTATTTGCTTCGTCATTATATAATTCCAATGTTATTATGTATCTTTATGTATGTTCGATTTTAGAGTTCTATATGGAATTGTAAAAATATTTTTTGCACCAACAGGCACTTTTGAAAATAGATCTTGAAGAACGAAGATGAAAACAACGTCTTTGTGCTTATTGGCAAACCATTCTAGATAACGAATGCGACCAACATTATCTGCAAAATTTGCATGAGTTTCTGCATCATAATTTTTAGTTCCGGCAAACAAATTTGTGCAAGAAAGATAATTATCATCGATCAGGAAATCAAATCCGAGACATACAAGCACATTATAATCTTTTTCTATTGCGCGTTGCATAGCATACATACCGGAATTATTTCTAGGATATCTGTTTCTGTCTGGATGCATCTCAGATGGTTCATATTCTTCAGCTTCTGATCTAGGGAATAATGTATACTGTGCAGGAAAATTGGAAGAACTAATCTCATCCATCATACCCTGATCAACAGCAACTAACCAGTCCGGTTTAAATGTTCTATAGAGAGCATTGCATCCAAAAATTGGAGCAACATCATATAGATTATTTAGATCAAAGTTTTTTCGACTTTCGCCATTACCAATGATAAATGCTGGATTTCTACTCATTTCCACTTCACAGTTAGAGACGGAAATGCAGCCTTTACAGCATCCATTTTAATTGTGAGTTTTTTATTTTTTATCCGAAGCAACAATTGTGCATCACGAATATCTAGAGATTCTAACATCTGAATGAACATTTGTTCGCGTTTAAGTGCGCTGATGCTTCGGCCATCCGGAGAATCTACAAAATATATAAATTTCCTATGATCTGAAATAAGACGACCCTGCGCATCAGATCCATCTGGCATCGGACGAAAGGGTGGATCAGACGGTGGAAGAAGGAACTTAACACCAGGATCCATCGCATAACCAACAACAGATTTCATTGCAGCCGACGCATATTTCTGTAGAAGTTTTGTTTGAGATGCGACTGTTTTTTGTTTCTCAATTTCATCAATCATTTCAGCAAGACTTTTTATCATATATTCTCCATGTTATATTAATTTGACTTGCGGGACCTGGAATCGAACCAGGGACTGGAGCTTATGAGACTCCTGAGATGCCGCTTCTCCATCCCGCCATTTATTTATATCTTAAAAATCCGAAATTACTTCTGTAAGATTTGCAAGACGATTTTGTATGAAATAATTAAAGATCTTCGAACGATCGTTACAGTTCGCAGATTCAAATTCCGATACGCATAGATTTTGCAAATCTTCCGGAATCATATCCAAATCAATCAGCATCTGATTTCGTTTATATCCACGAAGCATTTCTCCAGAACAGAATTGCTCGGGTTCCATACGCGACCAGTCTGCAATTTTATCGCGCCGGATAGGTTTCTGCCGTTTATCTGTTACAAATGTATCATCATCCGAAATGAAATTAGGCACTCCATCCGATCTATCTCCAAGCATGATATGTTCTTTACGAAAGCTCTCTGGATTATTGATCGCAATCATTTTCTTCTGAACAGGCGCATACTGATATACATTAGAATATTTCTGAAGCTGTGCGAAGTCCTTATCACCAGAAAGAATCAAAATCTTATCTCCACCTAAGAATCTACCATGCTTATGACAAATTGCAGCAATCACATCATCCGCTTCGCATCGATCAATTCGTATAACTTTATATGGAAGATAATCACGGATCTCATCACGAATCTTGTTAAGAGCCTCGAATAGTTTATTCCAGTCTAGACCAGAAGAATCTCGTGATTTTTTTCTATTCGCTTTATAGTGCGGAAATATACCCCTCCGCCAATAATTTTGAGCATCACAGCATATGACTAATTCTCCATATTCCTGATAAAATTTTGAACGATAGGATCGCAAAGAATTAAGGATCATATGGCGAAGCATTTCTTCATCAACAACGTCATCTTTCGTATATGAAAGATGCATCATCAAATTGGAAATCATCGTTTGATTCAAATCAACAAGTATCATATTAGTCCTATATCGCTCGAAGGATTATTGAAAAATCATTCAATCGCCCAGTGCTTTTGATAGGCTTCGTCTTAATCGAATCAAAATATTTTGTGGCACCACGAGGAGTTCCCATAACAATATTCTTAGAAACTTCTAGCGGTTTTCTGATCTTCTTAGCTGTAGAAGTTGTCTCATTAATATTTTGCAATGTAGATCCTTTAACAGAGATACCATCAACATCATTTGCGAAATAATGATCAACACGGCGAGTTTTCACATTAAAGATCCATGCTTCGGCGGAACCGATAAGTTTGATCGGATCAATACTAGTGAGATGAAACTCTGTATCGCTTTTCATATATTTTAATCGTTGAGTTAACTGACCCGCACTCTTTACTTTCTTCTTGCGAGGAGCTTTGCTTTTCTTCAAATGATCCGCCCACGATTTAGAATCATCGATGATCTTTTGCATAAAGTCATGGAGCTTCTTAATTTCTCGTGGTTTGAAATTAGAATATCCTTCGTTCAGCTGCTCATCTTTTCCTCGAATAACATCTTTGATCTCTTTGATCTCTTTAGAATAGATCTCGGCGATTCGTTTTGCATACAAAGGCTTTATGAAATTATCTTTCAGATAACCATAAGAATCAAATCCAGTCTTAAATTTAGATTCAATGAATTCGTCGATCTTATTATCAAATTCTGCTACAGTCTTATAGATCGCTTCAGTCGTTCTCTTTTGAATATCGACCGGTGCAACCTTCTGAACATCACGACGCGTCTGAATTTTATCTTTTCCTGATAAAATCAACTTCTTAAATTTTTCTTCGATATATTGTAATTCTTCAGAATTGAGAACATATCCAGCAGCATTCATACGACACAACCATGCCAACGGACCATAAAGTTCTTGATCGTTGACATGATTAATCATATCTATTTCTTTAGGCGGTTTCTTGAGATTCTTAATATATGTTTCAACATAACGCCGCGCATCTTTTTCAGAACATTGAATGTTATAGAAATTGAAACAGCGAATTCGTTCTATATCTCTATCGATATCGAGAGATGCAGAATCCCAAATCTTTTCTGTTCCATATAATTGACCTTCTACGCCAGGAGGCATAATTCTCTTGATAGTAGACACACCACGTATTTGAGCTGTTTTCAATTTTTTATCCATATGTATATTGTCTTACTATTATACGCTCATTTAAGATAATTGTCAAGGCTTATTTTGGCTCAAGATTCCCTTCAAAAGTGATTCCCACTGAGTAGCTCGAACATCCCAATTATAAAAATTATCAAAATACATTTTCTGAAATTTAAGTTTATTCTGATTATTCTCATCCCAATGAGTTTTAATCGCCATCATCAAAACTCTAGCGAACATATTTGCATGCGCATTATTGTTTTCGATAAACG